CCTGGTCAACACGTAGCTTCTGCAAATTTGACTATTTCCGGTCAAGATTATATTGATTGGAACGCAAACCCGGATATAAATGAAGATGCTTATATTTGGATTGCAGATCAACTTGGTTTAACACTTATTTAACATATAAATTTTGACAAAATGAACGTAAAACAAGCACTAGAAATTTTAAAAGCTGCATTAGATTTAGGAATTGCAAAAGGTAATTTTCAAAATTTGAATGAAGCATCAACGTTAATTGAAGCATTTAATGTATTGGTTAAAGCGAATACAAATGAAAGCAATAATGACGCAAACTGAACCAACATACATAGCTACAATTAGCACTGTTTTTTTTAGTTTAATAGGAATACAAGATATTAATGCATTTAGTAATGTTGTATTTTTATTGGCAAGTACAATAAGCTGCGGTATATCTATTGCAGTAGGTATTAAACAATTAAAAAAGAAAAAATGAGGCATATTTTAAAAAACATAAAAACAAGTTTTTTTGGATCAGTAGCCGGTTTGTCACTACTTGTAGATTCAATTGCAAAAAAAGATTGGGCAATGGCTATAAGCGGAGTTGCTACAATGATTTTAGGATTACTTGCAAAAGATAATGACGTCCACTAATAAATATTTGATTATTGGAGCAATTATATTGCTCTTATTAATAGCAAAAAAAGTGAGTGCTGAAAAACTAATTGCAAAGTTTGAAGGTTTAAGGTTAAGAGCTTACCAGGATAGTGGCGGTAAATGGACTATTGGTTACGGATCAACAAAAGATCCATATACCGGAATATCCGTTAAAGAAGGTCAAACAATTACCAAAGCAACTGCATTAGATTGGCTGCAAAAAGATATTGCACAAAGACAAGTTGCCATACGGAAATTAGTTAAAGTGCCAATAACAAGCAACCAATTAGCAGCTATTACATCACTAGCCTATAACATTGGATTGGGTGCATTTCAGAGATCAACTCTACTTGAGTTATTGAATCAAAAAGCACCAGTGCAGCAAGTAGCAGATCAGTTTTTAAGGTGGAATAAAGTTAATAAAGTGGAAAACAAGGGTTTAACTAATAGAAGAATCTTGGAAAGGCAACTATTTTTAAGTTAGTGTTTTTTAGTCAAAGGGTATAATCAATGGGGAATATTTCTATATTTCCCATTTTTTTTTGGTCAGTATTGAAAAAAATATTAATGTTGACATAACAAATGATTTTTTAACCCCAAAAATTAAAAACTATGCAGAACAAAAGACTATTTACATTAGGCTTCATCCTAATTTGTATCGCTATTTGCTTTGCGGACTCTTGCCAATGATCCGCATAATCTCATTTATCCTGGCTATTATTTGGTATGTACTTATTTGCATACCATTAGGTATTGTTTTATTAATTCTTATTGAAATTATTTCCTTAACTAAAAAGTTAAAAAAATGGCTACTATTTTATTAAAGTATGATCCTCAAAGATATTGGGATCAATTTTTAAATCAGCATTGTATTAGACACGAAAAAATTGTTAATGATGATTCAAAATTTATTCTTTATTACCGGGATGATTTTGAATTATTAAAATTGGGTTTTCAGTTTGGTGCATATGTTCAAAAAAAGTTGCAAAATGAAAAAACAAATGTTTAATGATTTAAAGGAATTATTTGATGAAATCAAGTTCCTGGAAGATAAGATCAACAAATTGGAAAAAATTAGTCAATCCAAAAAGTTTACCAATATTCAGATTCATTTTTTTGCAGATAAAAATTACCATACTATCTACCAATTAGATAGTCCATTTAATATGGAAAGTGAATTAAGAATACTAATTGAAGGTATGATTGACCAAATGCAAAATGATTTAGATAATTTAAAACTACAATTCTAAAAAAAACAAAATGAAACCTACACAGATTAACGGAAGGAAAATTTTTTATGACGTATTTATTGCTCACGCAGATCCATTTATTTTGATTGCAACAAATGAAATAGCAAGTGAAGGAATAACCAAAATTTATTTTTTGCGTAGATTTTCTATGAAATGGGCTTTGGAAGATTTTATTAAATATGTTGATAAGATAAAAGAAATGAAAAATAATGAGGTGCATTAATTGTAAAAAGCATTTCACAATAACGATTTATAAGGGCAAAGAGGGTTTATCTCTTTGCCCCCATTGTTTAACCGATAATAAAATTAAAAATGCAAAAAAACAAAGATTTACCAGCAAGTCCGGTTCATCCCGTCCAGGATCAATTTGGACAAATTATAATGATGACAGGTTTTTCAAAAATGGAAATGGCAGCTCTTGAAATTTTAAAAGCAATGATTGTTAACGATTTTCAAGACGATCCTGAAAGTATTGATTATTGCGTCAAACAAAGTTTTAAAATTAGTGAAAAATTTTGTTCATATTTAGAAAATCAAACAGAAGATAAAGCAACTATTATTCAAAGTGTATAACCAATGACAAATGATTTACACGAAAAACTCAAGGCTAGAAAATACCAGGCTAAAGAAAAACCAAAAGAGGAGGAAATTATTTTTACCATAAGAGGTAAAAATATTGGTACTTCTCAATCCTTTGTTTGTTTTCAAGGCTTACCAAAAGCCGGAAAGTCAACATTTATAACATCTGCTATAGCAAGTGCATTTACTACTTGGGATATTTTCAAAATGAAAATTACTTTTCCGGTCAATAGAAAGCGAATTTGCTATATTGATACGGAAAGCAGTGATTATGACTATTATAGAGTCCTGGAAAGAATAAGGACGCAAATAATAACCGATTTTTTACCACACAATTTTGATTCATTTCTATTTCGGGAAGATACCCCAAATGATATAATGCAAATGACTGAAATTTATTTGCAAGAGAATAAGGATTGCTCAATACTTGTTATTGATGGGATACTTGATTTACTTTCCGATTTTAACAATGTTGAGCAGTCTTTTTACCTGGTGCAATGGATGAAACGGATAACCAAAGTTTATAATTTATTAATACTTTGTGTATTGCATTTAGGTAAAAAGGACCAGACAAGTATTGGTCATATTGGTAGCTTCCTGGATAGAAAAAGCCAAAGTGTTTTAAGGATAGAAAAAAATAAGGATAAAAACACCTTAGATTTGATTCCTACTTTTTTGCGTTCTACTGATGATTTTGATCCCATTTCTATAATGTATCAATCCGGGCAATGGATGGAAATTAACGGAATGGAAAACAAAAAAGATCAGTATATATACGGAATGGAAAAAATATCCTTAATCAATAGGGTATTATCAGATAAAAAAAACTATAAAGATTTGGTAAATGATCTATCCGAATTTACCGGTAAAGGTCAGACAACTGCAAAAAAGTTAATTAAAGATTGGATAAATGATGGATCCATTGTAAAGATTGGGGAATATTATAGGAAAAAATAAATATGAAAATTTTAGTTGCTTGTGAAGAAAGCCAAGCGGTGACTATAGAAATGAGAAAAAAAGGTCACGAAGCTTATTCTTGTGATATTCAAGATTGTAGCGGAGGTCATCCGGAATGGCATATAAAAGGTGATGTTTTAAATGTAATAAATAAAGATTGGGATATGATGATAGCACATCCCCCTTGCACTTATTTTTCAAGAGCTGGAATACAATATTTATACAAACAAGAAGGAAGAAAAGAAAAATTATTGAATTCGTTTGAATTTGTTTTAAAATTATGGAATTCAAACATTCCAAAAATTGCAATTGAAAATCCAGTAGGATGGTTATGTACTAACTGGAGAAGACCTAATCAAATTATTCACCCTTGGTATTTTGGTGATAATGATATGAAACAAACTTGTTTATGGTTAAAAAATTTACCAAGATTAAACGGATTGTTGGAAGTTGCATCAAATCCAAAAAAATATCACCCAATACCGGAAAAATCAAGAATTGGAAGTGATGGCAAAATGAAAAATTTATATTTTGTTGGAAAATGTTCTAATGCAAAACAAAGATCAAAAACATTTCCTAGTATAGCAAAAGCAATGGCAGAACAATGGGGATAAAAAATAGGGATGCAATGCACCCCTATTTGACAAATGATTCCCGAAAAACGAAAAACCACTTTTTCTCACTTGCAAAATTAGATAAATTCTAACAATGACAAAAAAATATACTGCTATCATTTTTTTTGATCCAATTACCGGAATATCACCACGCAAATACCGGAATATTACTAAGCTACAAAACTTCCTAAATTTCGCCTTAAAAAGTGGTGGGCAATATGTGAACCTATATTCGGCAATAGATCGCAAATTTGAGGCTCGGAAGTACCTTAAAAACGATTTTTAAATTAATATTGTCAGCATTAAACACGTCAAGGAGCAAATTTGCTCCTTTTTTTATTTCTAAAGGTGAGAAAAAGTAATTTGATAAACTTAGGTCAACTTAGGTCAACTTTTGTTAGGTCAATTTTTCTTGGATACCTGGCTAGGTCACCCCCCCCCTACAGGGGGGGGTGAACCTATAAACTGACCTGGTATTCAAATTTTCCGACTTGAAATTTATTTTTTTGATAAAATTTAATTATTTTTGATAAAATTTTGAAAATTTTGAAAACACGAAATTTTTTAATTGCTGCCGGAATAGGTTTAGCCGGATGGTATTTTTTTCGCAAAGTAAGTTTTGGTAGAAGAATAAAATTAATCTTTAGAAAGATTAGATTAATTGGTAAGGGATTGTCTAAACAAATTGAATTAAACTTTAGAATTCAAAACCCAACAGGACAAACCGGTACAATATCAGCATTAACCGGTGAAGTAATGGTTAATGATCGTATTGTTGCTGATTTTTCAAGTTTTGGTGAGCAAAAAATTGCTCCAAAAAGCGAATCTGATTTTAAAGTGATTGCAACACCTACTATTGGAATTTTGCAATTGTTGACGCAAAAAGGATTGTTGCAAAAAGGGATTAATTATAAGATCAAAGGAACTGGCAATTTTGATGGCATAGTTGCTCCATTTGAATATAATGCAAAATTATTTTGATGAATAGGGATGTATTATTGGGAAGATTAACACCTTATGGCAGAAAACGTATTCTGCTAAAGAATGATCAGGGAGTTCCCGATATTATTTCTGCTATGCTTTCCGCACACAAAATTTATGCTAATGAATACGATAAGATCAGTAAAGATTTCTATGTTGGTGATGGTATTAAAACTGCGGAAAACATTTTTAACTTTCTCAAGAAAAATGTCAAGTATAAAATAGAATCGGAAAATAATCAGCGAATAATGTCACCAGGTGCTATAATTTCACTTGGAAAAAATGATTGCAAAAATTATTCGTTATTTATTATGGGAGTCCTGGACTCATTAAAGCGAAAAGGACTAATTGACAATGATATATTTTTTAGATTTGCTTCATATAAACTTTTAGACGAAATACCACATCACGTTTTTGCAGTAATTGTTGATAAAGATGGTACCGAATATTATATTGATCCCGTATTGCCAACATTCAATGATAGAAAAACTTTTTTTCATAAAATAGATAAAAGACCTAACAATATGCCATTATATAGCGTTTCCGGTATTGGTTCATCAATAGGACAAGCCAAACCAAAAAAAGAACCTAAAAAAATTGTTTTAAAAATTGCACTTGCACCCGCAAGAGGATCATTTTTACTTTTGGTAGGATTAAATTTTATGGGGTTAGCAACCAGGTTAAAAAAAGCATTTACTGAAAAAGCAGATGCAACCCAAAATTGGTGGAAAAATTTAGGAGGAAATCCAAATGAATTATTGCGTAAAACTGAACAAGGAGCAAAGAAAAAAAGATTATTGGGTGATGATATAGATTTTCCTTCTGAGGGACAAATTGGTGTTGTTGCTGCTGCTCCGGCTGCTGCTACTGCTGCTGCTGCTCCTATCTTAATTAAGGTTGCTGAATTTTTTGCTAAGTTGGGAATTGATACAAAGGAAGTGGCTGAGGTAGGGAAAAAGGTTTTGGCAAAACAAGTTAAAAACATTGTAGAGAAAAAACTAGAAAACCAGGCGGCTATAGATCAGGCTACACAAAATGAAGTTGATAGAATAGTAAATGAAACGGAAAGTGTTGATGCAGAAGGGAATAAAAAAATGAATTATATACCTTTTGTTATTGGTGGTGCATTAGTATTATATTTTATTACAAAGAAAAAATAATCACTTTTTCTCACCTTTAAAATGTATAAAAATTATCCGGTAAAGGCTTCTAAAAACGCAAACGAAGGATATATTTTAAACTTAATAAAAGGAAATTGTAATAATAAAATTGGTGTTAGGACTGCAATAAAATTGATGAATAGAGAAGTGCTGAGTGAAAAATTTGTGAAAAAGATTTATTCATATTTAAAAAGGGCAAAGGTTTATATTGGGGAAAAGGATAAGTGCGGTTATATTAGTTATCAATTATGGGGGGGTAATGAAATGCTCACCTGGTGTGAAAAAACATTAAAAAAATAAGTTATGACTGCAAAACAAAAGGCAGCAAGATTGAAATTTAAGAAAGTTGTTGCTGAAGCAACTAAACTAAGAAAAAAGAACCCAAAACTTACTCAAGCTGAAGCCGTTAAAAAGGCTTGGGCAATGGAGAAAAAAGTTGGTGCTATTAAAATTATTGAAAAAGGCGAAAGCAAAAAAGCAAAGCCAAAAGCAACATATCAACAAGTAAGAACCAAAAAAGGCACATTTAAGGGATTGAAAAAAGTTGGTGCTACTGATAAATCCCATAAAGACACAAAAAGCCATAATGTTAATATTCGGGTTGTAAGTGGTTATAAAAAACCTATGTATTCAGTAGGTAATGTTGATACTAAAAAGTTATTAGATCAATTTGCTAAAGAAGGTAAATTGAAAAAAGATGTAGTAACAATATTAAAGAAAAAGGCTAAAGATTATGACTATAATTATAAATCATTGCTAAAGGATGTTTTATATAATGGTTTGCAAAGTGGTATTATTTCTGAATTAGTTTATTATAATGATACTTTAAAATGGTATAATAAACATAAGACTGAAATAAAAATGATGCTTAGAGAAGCAATGATGAATTATGGAACCAATAATCCTGGTGATCTATTTGGTAGAAATTGGGATCAAGATGATCCATTTGTAGAGGATACACAAAATAAAAATTTATTATCCTGGTTTTCATTTGAAGAAACTGCTAGAGAAATGGCAGACAGATTAGGATATGAAATATAAACGTCTTGGGATAGATCCCGCATAAACAATTAAAAAAACAAAAAAAATGGCAAGAAGAAAAAGGCGTTCAGCACCACGCCGTAAGCGTTCAAGCAGAATGGGTGCAATCGGAAAAGGTTTCATTATGGATGCAGCCGGTTTGGTAGTTGGTGCAGCAGCCGCAAGGGTGTTAACATCTTCACCAAAAATTTTACCTAACCTAGATCCAAAAATTAAGAGTGCTGCGGTTATCGCCGTTGGTGCATTCTTCCCTAAATTAATTAAGGGTGCATTTGGTAAGTCAGTTGGTGATGGTATGGTGGCAGCCGGTGGACTTGGTTTGCTTCAAGCAACTAATGTTTTGGGTGCAATCGATCAAGCAATGGAAATTCCGGTATCAGTTATGGCGGGTGATGATCTTAGCGTAATTGCGGGATATAGCCAGGACAACCTTTCTGTAATTGCAGGAATGGATGAAGAATATTAATATTTAAACAAACTTTAAAAAAAGAAAATAAAATGGCAACACAACACGGAGCAAGGCTTGTATTTGACAATGCCAAAGCACTTGTAAAAAATGCCGGTTTTGATGTAAACCAGGCAATTCTTTCTCAATCTTATTTGAGATCAGAAGTAGCAATGTCAACTTCAACTACTTCTTATCACGTACCTATTTTGGTTAATGATAGTCAAAATGGTAATGCGTTTGCAACTGAAAACAGACTTAATCTACAGGATGCGTTTGTTGTAAGTTCAATTGGTATTTTTGTATCACGTCCAGCGTCAAGCACTACTACTGCTTTCCAATATTATACTTACCCAAATGCTGTGGCTTTTTCTACTGCCGGTGCTGCTGATGCTTTGTATAATTTGTATAATGGTAGCATGTCAGTTACAGTGAATAATCGCCAAATTGTTCCTAGTTGGTCTATATACAGACACTTGTATGTTCCACAATTTCAGCAAGGTACATCAAGTAGTGTAACCAATGGCGGTATCGATGAAATGGATGGTAGCGAATATGGATATTATCCTTGCGAGCCAAATTTAGTTTTTGTTGGTTCAAAGAATAATCAAATTTCACTTAACTTGCCTTCTGCAATTGGTACACTTCAAGCATCAACTGCACCAAGAATTATCGTTCAATTTTTGGGTATCTTAGCTCAGAATGTTACTCCGGTACGTTAATTTGATTAACCAAATATAGTATTGCAATGGGGGATGGCACGTTAAAAATAGAACCCCTATTTTTTAATAAATAAATAACCGATATGAATAAGGTTCAACAATACGAATTTATTGAAGTGGTAATTCCGCAATCTTCAACTGCAACACGTTTTTATTTTCCGGATCAGCCGCAACTTAGATTTGTTTCTTTGTTAAATTTAGTTTGTTATACTCCAGGTGTAGTTAGTGCATCAATTTTAAGTGGTAATGCTTTGTTAACACTTGCAAACTTGCAAAAAACTTATTTGGTGTTGTATTACAATGATAAAGAAAGCGTTAATAGAATTCCTATTTTAGAATTGAATAGAGTTGCTACAAATAGTACAACTGGTGAACCATATAGCTTCGCCATTACTCCATTTGCAGGTCAGCAAATACAATGGAGTAAGTCTTATATTCAAACCCCATCAGCTTATAGCGGAATTTCATCAGCTAATTTTAGCGTTTGTTTGGGTGTTTATTATGCTTAATCACTTTTTCTCACCTTTAAATAGTTAATTATGCCATACAAACCGGAATTGCACGACGCTGAAAGTGTTTTATCTTATTATGATCAATATGAAGAAGCACCATATACCATTTATGCCGGACACAAAATTGATGAAACTACAAGAAGATTCAGTTTTGATGGTGATGATAAAATAATGGGTAGGCAACATCTTGCTGACGCATTAGCATCAGTAATGAGCAATCCGGATAATACGAATACTTATTTGTTGGTAATTAATCAAAAAAAGGGTAAAGGAAATGTGACTAAAAACGCAATCACTTTTCAATTGAATAAGTCACAATATCTACAAATGCAGCCGCAAATGGGATATATGAACAATCAATTAATGGACGAATTGCGATCCTTAAAAAGTGAATTAGCAGCATTAAAAATGCAAAGGGAACTTGAGGAAGAAGATGAGGAAGAAGAAGAAGAAGAAGAAAACGTATTGAGTGGATTTATGAAAAACCCAGCAGTACAAAATATGCTTCTTGCTCAACTTTCTAATATCTTTAGTCCAGGTCAAAAGGTAACTCACGTTGCTGGTGTTTTGGATGGTTCAGAAATTGAAAGTGATGAAAAGATTGATCAAGCCATTGAGGAACTGAAAAAATATGATGATCAATTGGGGGATGACTTATTGAGGTTATGTGAAATAGCTAAAAATGATCCGATGCAGTTTAAAATGTTGCTTAAACTATTAAGAGCCTAACTTATGCCGGAATTAAGTGCAGATAAATTAATTGGAAAAACACTATTTGCAGCCAAGCAATTAGATAAACTAAATTCATCATTACAAAAAATTGGTGTAATTGGTAAGGGTGAAAGTGTTGGAGTTGTTTATTCCTATATTATACGCAATGGTGTAGTGCATTGGTTGTTTTATGACGGATTAGGTAAGCCATACTATGTAAAACATAGTTCGGATTCATTTAAATTTAGTGGTGGTGTTAGTGAAGCTGCAATGCAACAAAAGGCTGAGGAACAAAAAAAAGAAATAGAGCAAAAAGGAGCAGTACCATACTACATTGAGAAATATGGTAAATGGGTATTGATCACTTTTATTGGTGTAACAATTATTAGGGAATATATTAAAAAGCGATAATGAAAAATAAAAATTTGTTGTTAATTGGTTTAGGTATTGGTGCATATTATTTGCTTATGAAACAATCTAAAGCAAAAAGAGGGTATACCATCCAGGTGCCACCACCACAAAAAATAACGGAGGAACAATTTAGAAAAGGTCAGGGCATTGTTCAAAAAGCATTACCTGTAGTTAAAAAAGCATTATCACTATTTAAGAAAAAACCAAAATTGACTGCACAACAACAACAAGCGGTAAAAACTTTAACAAGTGGTCGCAAAATATTTGGTGCATCTGATTTTCCGGATTTTTGTTAAAATAATTCAATTATGAAAGTACCACATTTAGAAGTAAGAGTACAGGATAAAATAACTACTGATCAGTTAAAGGTAAGATACCAAAAACAATTAAGTGATCGGGAGAAGTACGAAGCCGAAATGGATCGTAGTAAATCAACCGGATCAGTTATTCAAAAATATTATGTAGAATTTAAAAATTTCTACAATTCACAAAAGGTATCAAGTAACTGCAATGATATTACATTTATTAACTTGGGATCAAACCCGGTCACATTAGATGGTGCAATTACATTGCAACAAAATCAGTCATTGCAAATAAGTGGGAATATTAATGAAATGGACACTACGGAATATGATGTGAGGTTTTCTGCTTATTCATCCCCTAACAACAATTTGTTGGTAATTCGCAAATTGTATAAATAAATAATAAAATGATAGATGCCGGATTTGAAATATTAAATCAAAGAGGTACTCCGATGTTTTTTTCGGATACCTTTGCAAATAGACCAGCAGCCGGAATAGTTGGTAGGATATTTATTTCTACTGATACAAATGAAATATATCGTGATACCGGTTCGGGATGGAATATATTAGGCGGTGGTTCTGGAACTATTGGTGGATCAATTATAGCCGGACAAGTTGCTTTTGGTACTGCGAGTAATACAATTGGAGGATCAAATGCTTTACAATGGGATAACACAAATGAAAGATTGGGTGTTGGTGTTGGTGTTCCTACTTCACAACTTCATTTATTTGGTAATGCACCAGTAATAAATAGTTCCACAAATGTTAGTAATCAATTTCACGGATTAGAATTATCATTAGGAACTTCATTAGACGCATTTTTTAAGCAAAGACCTGACACCGGAGAATTAAGAATTAGCAATGGACGTACAACCATTTGGAACGGATTTATCACGTTTTATACTGATACAACGGAAAAAATGAGGATTACTCCATTAGGTAGATTATTGTTAAATACAACTACTGATACCGGAGAAAGATTACAAGTTAATGGTACAAGTTCATTTTTAGGTAATATTACACTAAGTTTAAATCAAAATTTGCAAACTGGATTAACCATTATTAATAGTACAAGTGGTGTATCTGCAAATAGTTTTTTAAAGTTACAAACTGCTAATTCAAGTACCTATGTTGAATTTGCTAAATTATCGGCATTATATGCAACTTATAAAATATTTGTTGGAAATGATTTAGCAATTTATAATTCTAATCAAAATGGTGATATAGCTATATTAAATGATTTTGCAACTGGCAACATAAAATTTGCTGCTGGTGGATCATCTACGGCACAAATGACTCTGCATAATACCGGAAATTTACTTATAGGAAGTACAAGTAATACCGGAGAACGTCTACAAGTAACTGGTACTGCCAAGATAACTGGTGCCAGTAGTTTTGGTGGGAATATGACGCTTACTTTAACTCAAAATGCTAATACTTCTTTAACAATAATCAATTTAAATTCTAATGCTTCTGCTCAATCAACTATAAATCTTCAAAGTAATAACGGAACAGGTGTAGTAGGTAAATATAGTTCAACAACAACGGCATTTAAAACTATTAGCCCAGCTGATTTTTATTTATATACTGCAAATGGTGACATATCAATTCTTAACGATGTAGCAACGGGAAATATCAAATTTGCTGCTGGTGGATCATCTACGGCACAAATGACATTGCATAATACCGGAAATTTACTTATAGGAAGTACAAGTAATACCGGAGAACGTTTACAAATAACCGGAACACAATTAAATACTGATACTAGAACTTATTCTACTGGATCAATTAATTCATTAGTAGTATCTAAAAACTTAACTATTCCAAGCGGTGCTACTATACCAAGCGGAGGACAAAGTATTACAAGTATTAATGCTTCAGGTACTATTACCTTTCAAGGTTCATTAACAATACCTAATAATGCAGTATTTTCTAATTCAGCTGCAATTAGCATATATTCAATACCTAATGCTGCAACAACAATTACAAGTACTCAAGCAACAGGTACAAGAACAATAGCACAAAATATAGTACAAAACCAATTTTCGGGTATAAATAGTGCAACATTTACACACGTTTCTTCTATTCAAATTTTAGGCTATTATAATAATAATACTGGATCAATTACCCCAATAATTGATAATGCTTATCAATTATTCATAAATAGCATTAGTGATTATGGACATACATTTACATTTACAAATAGATGGGGAATATATCAAGAGGGAACAAATGATCGTAACTATTTAGCTGGAAATTTATTGGTCGGAAGTAATATTGATGGCGGAGAAAAATTACAAATTACTGGTACTGCTATTATATATAGTAAATTGTCAATGGGTGCTGGTACAACAAGTAATGCACAAATTAATTTAGCTTCATCAACTGCTCCAATATCACCTAATAACGGCGATATTTGGTTTGATGGTACAAACTTATTTATGAGAATAGGAGGTGTAACAAAAACATTTACAATAATATAAAATAAAAAAAATGAAACAAATTCTACCGGTTAACGTATGGTTTAATGGACAAGTTTATCAGGCTAAATTTTTAAATGCCTATATCATTAATGACAATTTAACAAACTCAGCTACATTTTGGTGGGGTATTTATGCAGAGGGTGATGTTGCCGG